ATCCCCAAGTTCGGGCGGTGGCTGGACAGCAGGACCGAGCGGATCCTCGTCGTGTACGGCGGGGCCGGCTCGGGGAAGTCGTTCGCCGTCGCGCAGCACGTCTGCCATCTGCTCCTGACCGTGCCGGACATCCGGATCGCCGTCATCCGCAAGACGCTGCCGGCGCTCCGCATCACCGCCTACCGGCTCATCCTCGACACCCTGCGCGCCTGGGGCGTGCCGTTCGCGCACAACAAGTCCGAACTGCTGATCACGGTCAACGGCTCGGAGATCCTCTTCAAATCGCTGGATGACCCAGAGAAGATCAAGAGCGCCGAGTTCAACCTCGTCTGGGTCGAGGAGGCGACCGACATCGAGCGCGAGGACTTCCTGCAGCTGAACCTCCGGCTCCGGCGGGCGGGCGCGCGGCCCAACCAGATCATCCTGACGTTCAACCCGATCGACGCGTACCACTGGATCGTCACGGACCTCGTGCAGCAGGAGCGGCCGGACGTGGCCGTGCTGCACAGCACGTACAAGGATAACCCCTATCTCGACGCCGAGTACACCCGGCAGCTCGAAGACCTGATCAACCAGGACGAGAACTATTATCGGATTTACGCGCTCGGCGAGCCCGGCGTCCTGCGGAACATCATCTACTCGAATTGGACCGTCGCGCCCGCGCCGGCACAGAAGCCGAAGGACCGCTATTACGGGCTCGACTTCGGCCACACCAACCCGTCCGCGCTCGTCGAGGTCTGCCTCCACGGCGAGGCCGTCCACGTCTCGGAGCGGCTCTATCAGACCCACCTCACCAACGCCGACATCATCGGCCGGCTGAAGGAGCTGGTCGTGCCGGGCTCCCTCATCTACGCCGACGCGGCCGAGCCGGCCCGGATCGAGGAGATCAAGCGGGCCGGGTTCCGGTGCCTTCCGGCGGACAAGTCGGTCAAAGACGGCATCGACTACGTGAAGCGGATCCGGCTGCACATCGACCCGGCGTCAACCAACCTCATCAGCGAGATCCGGGCGTACAAGTACCGCGAGGACCGGGGCGGGCGCGTCCTCGAGGAGCCCGTGAAGTTCAACGACCACATCCTCGACGCGGCACGCTACGCGCTCTACACCCACGCCAAGCGCGGGAGCGGTGCCGGCCGGTTCGGCGTCGTCTCAGGAGTTCGATCATGGTAGACTGGAAAAACCGCATCGTCGAGACGGCCGACATGGCCGTAAAGGATCTGAAGGCCAACCCGAAGAACTGGAGAAAGCACCCGCAGGCGCAGCAGAACGCCCTCGCCGGTGTGCTGGACGCCGTCGGGTGGGTCGCGCCCGTCATCTTCAACCGGCAGACGGGGCACCTCATCGACGGACACCTCCGGCTCGAACTCGCCGTGAAGCGGAAAGAGAAGACCCTGCCCGTGTCCGTCGTCGACCTCTCGCCCGATGAAGAGGCGATGATCCTCGCGACCTTCGACCCGATCGCCGCGATGGCGGAAGCGGACCGGCAGATGCTCGCGGGGCTGATGCAGTCCATCGAGACGGAGGACGAGCAGGTGCGGACCCTCCTCGAATCCATCGCCCGCGAGGAGAAGATCGACATTGGTGGCGATGGGGGATCCGCCGGCCCGCGGCCGTCGCTCTCGGATCGCTTCGTCGTGCCCCCGTTCTCCGTCCTCGACGCCCGGCAGGGGTACTGGCAGGAGCGGAAGCGGCAATGGGTCGCGATCGGGATACGGTCGGAACTCGGGCGGGGCGAGGTATGACCGGGATTAATCGGAGGGGCAATAGGATGCCGCCCCGAGACGCCCCGCTGCCCGGATCTCGCCGCGAGGCGGATGCCCGATCAAATCTGACAGGGGCGCCCAAATTGCCCGAGTGGGCCGATAACGGCGTCGAGAACATGGCGCCGGGAACCTCCATCTTCGACCCGGTCCTCTGCGAGATCGCCTATCGGTGGTTCTCACCCGAGGGCGGGGCCGTCCTCGACCCCTTCGCCGGCGGGGCTGTCCGCGGCATCGTCGCGTCTATCCTCGGGCGGCGGTACACTGGCGTCGACCTCTCCGCCCGGCAGATCGCGGCGAATGAGACACAGGCGGCAACCGTCACCCCCGACGCCCCGCCCCGGTGGATCGTCGGCGACTCCCGGCAGATCGCAGACCTCGCCCCCGGCACCTACGATCTGATCTTCTCCTGCCCCCCGTATGCCGACCTCGAAGTCTACAGCGACGACCCGCAGGACATCAGCACGCTCGACTACCCGGCCTTTATCGCAGCATATCGGCAGATAATCGCGGCGTGCGCCGGCATGCTCGCGCCGGATCGCTTCGCGGTCTTCGTCGTGGGCGATGTCCGCGACAAGAAAGGCAATTATCGGAACTTCGTCGCCGACACGATCGCCGCGTGGCAGGGGGCCGGGCTCGCCCTCTACAACGAGGCGATCCTGATCACCGCCGCCGGCTCCCTCCCGATTCGCGTCGGTAAGCAGTTCTCAGCATCGCGGAAGCTCGGGAAGACGCATCAGAACGTGCTCGTCTTCGTCAAGGGCGACGGGAAGCGCGCCGCTGGTGCCTGTGGCCCGGTGGTCGTTGAAGAGATGCACGACATGACCGGCCGCGACCCCGTCCTTCTGGAGACCTGACATGGCATTTCTCGAACGCATCAGACAACTCGTCGCGGGCCCCAAACCACAGCCCAAGGCGGCGGCATCGAGCGGCACCCGGCCGGACTACTTCCGAAAGTCCACGCGCGACAAAGCGACGATGGCCCGGAACGCGGCGATCTACGAGTCCGGCGGGATCGTCACGGCCGCCATCAAGGCACCGGGCCGGACCGTCCTCTCGAACGGCTGGCGGCTCGACGGCGAAGAGGGCGCGGTCAAGCAAGTGCAAGCGGCCATCGACGCGCTCGACTTCGAGACGCTGGTGTCGACGCTCGTCGATTACGCCTACGTCCACGGCAATGGGTTGGCCGAGATCGTCCCGTTGCGCGGCGGCGGGCTGACCGTCCAGCTCCGCGACCCGGCCCGGTTCCGGATCGAGCAGGACGGGTACGGCAACATCGTCGGGTATCGGTTCGTGCAGGAAGACACGTTCGACGACTCCCGCGGCCCCCTGCTCCTGCCGGAGGAGATGATCGACCTCAACCTCGACCCGGTGCCGAACTCGCCCTACGGCCGCTCCCTCGTGTCCGTCTGCATCGACGAGATCCTGAGAGACGCCAAGACCAACGAAGGTCTGGCGAAGGCGATCGAGAGGCATGGATTTCCCAAATACCATATCGGCGTCGGCGTCTCCGGGGAGCAGGTGGCGGAGGCCGACCTGGAGGGGCTCCGCAAGGAGTTCGAGAACCTGTCCTCGAAAAACGAGTTCATCACCGGCCCGGACATTTCGATCTCGAACATCGATACGGCCGGCATCACCGGGGCGAGCGAGTTCGATAACATCATGCTCATGCGGTTGTGCGCCGCCCTCGGCGTCCCCCCCGAACAGCTCGGGCTCGACGCGACGGGATCGACGGAGGCGACAGCGAACGTCCGGTTCCGCGCGTGGTACGACCGGATCGCGGCCCTCCAGCGCGTGATCGCAACGACCCTGAGCCGGCAACTGTTCGACCGGATCACGGGCCGGCCCGGTGCCTGCTGGATCGTCTTCGAGGATCCGAGCCCGGAGGACATGGCGCTGAAGGCGGAGTGGATCTCGAAGATGATGGCCGCGACCCCGGGCGACCCGTTCGCCGTGCTCCCGCGCGAGTGGATCCAGCAGCAGTTTGGGATCGACCCGACCGAGGCGCCCGACGAACCGGAGCCCGAGGAGCCGGCCGAACCCCCCGAACCGCCCGAGGTGCCGCGCGAGCAGGCGGCGGCCGACCCCGTCGACCAGGCCGACGCGGACCTCGCCCGCGCCGTGAACGAGACCTACGCGGCCGTCCTCGCGGCGCTGGGGCTCTGAATGGCGGCACGGCTCCCGAAGGGGGTCGACGACGCCCTCGCCGCCTACCAGCGGACGATCGCCAAGGCCCTCGTCCAGCGGGCCACGGCCGCCGGGCTCGCCGGCGAGGTGGCCGCCCACAAGCACCTCCGGCTGCCCGTCCGGTGGGACCAGGTGAACACCGCCGTGCTCGCCCTCGTCGAGGGCTACCGCGCCGAGCTCGACCGGGGCGGTTCCGAGGTCACGACCCGCCACGAGGACGGCACGACGAGCCGCGCGTTCGCCCCCTGGCTCGAGGACGGCACGACCGCGCTCCGGCAGGGGATCGCCGACCTGATCGAGGCGTCCGTCCGCGAGGGCACCGCCCCCGCCGACGTCGCCGCCGCCCTGCGCGACCTCTTCGACGTCGAGCAGACCCGCGCCGAGACGATCGCCCGCACCGAGATGAGCCGGCTGCGAAACGACGCCGCGATCGGCCGCTACCTGAAGGCCGGCGTCTCGCGCATGAAGTACCTCGGCGGCCCGGAGCCGTGCGACATCTGCCGACCGTATATCGGGCAGACCTACGACGCGGACGAGTTCCCATATCTCCCGCAGCATCCGCGATGCGTCTGCGGCGCCGCGCCCGTGATCGAGGTGCCGCGATGAACCTGCTCCGCGCGGCGGCGTTCGTGCTCGCCGCCCCGGTCATCGCGGTCTGGGCGGCCATCGTGCTCATCCGGCACGGCCTGCCGACGCCCGCGCCCGCGCCGGGCGCGGACGAGCAGGACTGCGGGTGGTGGGGATGATGGCGTCCGGCAAGCCGCTCTCCGACAGGGAAAAAGCGTTCATCAAAGAGAACATGCGCGAGAAATTCCCCTCCGTCCTCGCCCGGCATCTGGCCATGCACTACAGCGCCGACAACAAC